TGAGCTAATGAAGGACAGAGGGGTCAATCCGAAACACCTCTCTGTCCTATTCAAAGGACAGTGGAATGGATACGCTAGGATTTTTACAGCGAGTCCTACCGTCTGAAGGATACTATGTTTCTATTGTAGTGAACCCTGATGGGAGAAAGCAGGGGTTCTTTCAGACTGTAGAAGAACTTGCAACAGCTTGCATAAGATTAGATAAAGCAGGCAACAACACATACTTTGCTATATCTTCTTTTTGTACAAAGGAAAACAGAAAGCAAGAGAACGTAAACAAAACAAAGGTTATCGCCATTGATGTTGATTGTGGTGATGGCAAACCTTTTGCCGATTGGCGAGAAGGACTTACTGCATTAAGCGATTATATAACTAGAATGAAACTACCAAAGCCTATGATAGTAGGTAGTGGTAATGGACTGCATGTATACTGGGTACTCAAACGAGAACTAGACCCAGACGAATGGAAGCCTATAGCCAACGCAGTAAAGGCTTCAGCACTCGACAAAGGTTTCAATGCAGCCTCAGGGTTGATAGCTAATAGCTCCCTTGTGTTACGCCCTATCGGTACACACAATCCCAAGAATGGTAAAGAGGTCAAGCTACTTATAGATGCTGAACCCATAGACCCAGAAGAACTTACTGGTAGGCTACATGATTACGTGCTTTCCACAGGGCCCGCTGCGGTACGACAAACATCTGACAACTCGTTGTTAAACAATCTCTCTGCCACCGTAGAGTTCCCACCATCTATTAGTTCTTCTATCTATAACAAATGCCAACAAGTTAAGTATGCTGTGGATAACCAAGACTCAGTTACTGAACCAATATGGTACAACGCCATAGGCATTGCCGCCTATTGTATAGACCCAGAAGACACTGCACGAAGATGGAGTGAGAACTATCCTGCTTATTCAGAAGAAGCAACTATGTCTAAGCTACGGCACTGGAAGGACGGTGCTACTGGCCCAACTACTTGTGCTAAGTTTGATGTGGATAATCCTGACGGATGTAAGGGTTGCAAGTATAAGGGTAAGATAACTAGTCCTATAAGACTTGGAGTTAAATACCAAGAGGTAGAACTGCAAGAAACACTTGATAAGAATGCCAGTCAAGTACAGTTACCTAAACCGTTCAAACGAACTAAAGATGGCATCAAGATAACTATAGACGATACAGACATAGATGTATGTAGGTTTGATATATACCCAGTATCATACGGAAAGGATGAGTCACTAGGCTACGAAACAGTTAGATACCACTGGAAAAGACCCCACGTTGGTTGGCAAGAACTGGTGTTACGTCAAGCATACTTGACTGAAGGGCATCGTGAATTTGCTACAGCTATAGCAGACCAAGGTATTGTCTTGTATAACAAGAAACAGACGGAGTTTTTTCAGCTTATGTTACGAACTTATATGGATGAACTGAGGCAGATAAGGTCAATGTCAAACCTATACGCCTCGATGGGATGGAAAGAGAACAACACACAATTTGTTCTGGGTAATACGTTGTTCCGCAGTACAGGCGGAGAAGTGACAAAGGATACAATCTCACTCGCCTCGGCATCAAACAAGACTAGTCAAGACTTATACAGCACCAAAGGTACAATACAGAACTGGGTAGAGCTAACCAATTTACTAGAGAAAGCAGGTATGCCTTGGCATATGTTTGCATTAGGTATTGGGTTCTCTGCACCATTGTATAACTTTACTGGATTAAAAGGACTTACAATCTCTCTGTATGGGCCAACTGGTGGAGGTAAAACACTGGCACAGTACTGGGTACAATCCATCTACGGAGACCCAGAGAAGCTACACTTCACAGCTAAGTACACACAGAACTCTCTGTTCAGTAGGCTAGGGTTGTACAGCAATCTACCACTGACAGTAGACGAAGTAACCATGATGCAAGACAGAGAGGTTGGTGACTTCTGCTATTGGGTATCACAAGGTAGAGACAAGGCTAGGCTTAATCGCAACGCAGAGGAACGTGATGCTAAGACATGGGCAACACCAGTTATAGTATCTACTAACAAGTCTTTGCAAAGTAAGTTAATAGCTAGTGGGTTAGAAACAGATGCACAGATGGCTCGACTACTGGAGATACCTATACCATCTCATAGATTATTTACCAAAGACTCAAGCACTGGTCGTAAGATATACAACCTAATCAACTCGAACTACGGGGAGGTAGGGCAAGTATATGTCAACAAGTTGATGGAGCTTGGTTCAGATGTAATCCAGGGGATGATAGAGCAAGCAACAAATGATTTCCAAGGTAAGTACAAGTCCAAGTTTACTGGCGAAGAAAGATACTGGGAGCAAGCTATCATACTAGCTGACCTTGGGTTGAAGCTAGCAAACGATTGGAACTTAATTAAGTTTGACTACACAGTAGCTACCGAGTGGGTACTGGCACAGCTAGGAGCAATCCGTAGAACAGTACAAGACAACAAGGTTGATGCCTTTGATCTGATAGCAGAGTACCTAAATGATTCAGCAGGCGCTGCAGTAACAGTAATGCACACATCCACCAACAAGCCTACAGTTGATTTATCTCGCATGCCACGAGCTGACATAAGAGTTCGATTCGACATATACCGTAACTCTGAAGTCGAAGACTTTGACAAGGGTACAATAATGATTGATCGCACTCACTTCCGTAAATGGTTGTCTGTACGAGGAGCTGACTATAAATCATTCACACAAGAACTTGCTGAGGAGAACGTAGTAGCTACACCTAAATCACAGAAGTTCTATCTAGGTAAGGACACACCAGTTAAACTGGGGCAATCGTATGTGATAGGTGTTAACCTCAACCACCCAAGGTTGATGGGTATACTGGATGCTGTTGAGTCAGAGATTGAAGACCTCACTCAAGGTAAGTTTAAATTAGTTTAGCGATACACCGTAGAAGTTTTCTATTAGGTTACTAACATTATCTCTAGTACTCTTAGGCGTAGTCTTTAAGAACCTTGCACCTGCGCCTTCTGATGCAGACTTAGCGGCTCTCTTAGCCTTACCTCTGAAGTCATCTATAAAGAACGGAGACTTCTTACCATGTACACTGTTATGTTCTTTAACTGCTCTTTCTATATCTCTCATAGCTCTCCTATCTTTCATTAGGAAAGCTCTTACCCATTCATCTCTAAAGCTTTTAGTAATCTCTTTTTGATTGTCTACTATCCTCTTTGTTATTCGTATGGCATCATTAACCCTTGATGCTTCTTTAGGATAGAAACCTAAAAACCTCATAACTGTAGCACCTGTGCCTACATCTTTAACTACTGTATATCCTCTTGCGTTTATGACATCACCAGTGTCCAAGTATATTGCTGTATCTGCAATGTTACGCAGTCCTGCAATGGGTGAGTTCTGTGCTATACGCATCAACTCGTTACCCTTATTACTTTTAGTTGGCAACATTGCTAGATCATACGCCATTGTAGCACCACCATATCCTGCTGCGAACAATGGCCCTGCAAAGTTTTTCAGTTCTTGGACGGTGCTCGCTCCTGGCAAAAATACACCTGTCAATGGAAACAAATCACCCAGAGATATTCTGCTACCTATTGTACCACCAGCGCTAAGATAATCACCTGCACCACGTAAGTAAAATTCTGGAGTTCCTATAAAACTACTTAAGAAGTTTGCTATTTGTACCTCTGTAGGTACAGAACCTTTCGCCCCAACTAAACCACCAAACTTAGCACGTAGCGTATCTATAATGTCTAGTAGATCTTCTGCCCCTGGCAGACCTTTCAACCCTGCCACTAAGAACAATGCAGACAAGTAATACACTCTACCTTGCGGAGGCAATACTCTGACAATCTGTGTAGCAATGACTTGGAATTGTTTATACATATATAGATATTGTGCCCATCCGCCTCTAGCAATCGGGGGGCGATTGTACATAGCGTAGTCACCTTGAGATTTGGTAACCATCTCATTGACCTTATCTTCTATGTAATACAAGTCAGGGTTATCAGCAGGTATAACAACATCCGATAGCTGGTCATCAACTAAGAAGTCGCTATCTTTTAGATCTGGATTAGCTGCCATACGTCTTTTCTTTTCTAGCCTGTATGTAGCTAACGCAACTGCTCTTCTATTTATCTGCTCAGCTGTAGCAAACACAGACATGTAACCTCGGCTTACAGCCGTGGCTGTACCATTCTGAAAGAAGTTGCCACGAGCACGACCTGCTAGCGAGTTAACCAGGGCAGCGTCAAGAATACCACGTTTAGTCTGTCGGTATATAAACTGAGCTTCATCTTCACTCAGTCCGTATGTACCATAGTTACTATTATCTATTACGTTTGTCTTAATCCAATCTGGGTCTCCCCATCCAGGCCGTTTTAAATTCATGTTAGCTCGTGATAAAGCTGCAGTTGTATTTCCCCAACCATAACCCCCACCGATACCTGTCTTGGTATTGTAGGTTGCCATCAACGGAAGCGCCATTAAAGGCTGAGATACTAGGTTGATAAGACCTGCGGCTATACTACCACCCAACTGGAACAATACAGCCATTGATTTAAACTGTGACAACGTATCTGATTTAGAGAATGCATCTTCAGCAGACACAGCTATATCACCCTGCTGTGTATAGAACTCTAGTAGTTCAGCAGCTTTGTCTTTGTATCTGTTACCTTTACCTTTTGTTTTTGCTACTTGTTCTCTACCATATTTGTCTACGTATTTATATTCAGTAGCTGGAGACCCAGGAGATTCACCTGCTGTTTCTATGTACATACGCAACATTCTGTCGAATTTTTCTTGCGCTATCATAGTTGCTTCTTTGTTGTCACCTTCTCTAGCAGCTAGTAACTCTTGGTATAGGTTATCAACATACTTCTTAGGTAGCTGCCAGTTATTCGTGTCTGCCATAACTATGTCTATGTCAGTTCTATGTTCGTTCTTGGCAGCGATTGCAGCTTGCGACTCTATTGATTCAGCTATAGCTCTGAACACATCTTTATCAAAACCTTCAACAAAGTCTTTCATGAGAGTGTTTCTTGCTTTCTCATGTTGTCTTGTTAAAGCTACAACAATACGTTCACGCTCTATTGGATCTATATCAATACCTAAAGTATTTAATACATTAGCAAACTCATCATAATTAAAAGATGTAACACTGCTTGTACCACCTGATGTGTCTTCTACTATAGCTACTGCTGTTACTTTTTGAGTTACTGTTTCGTCTGGCTTACCACTAACTGGAACTTCAAACACAGTGTCTTTTATAGCTGCGTTATAATCTTTAGCCATAACAGCAAGCTTATCTGGATCATCGTCTTGGTAGTATGGAAATGCACTAGAGAATCTAGGATCTATCTTTGTTGGATTACCGTTCTCATCATACATTTGGAAACGTAACTGTTTCTTACCCCGTCTTTTAACAGGTGTATACGCAGCAAAGATACCCTGCTTAGCAAACACATTAGCGTTCATCAGCTGAGTCTCTGTAATTATTTGATTCTTTATAGGCTTTTGAATTAGATCCATTACAACTTGATCACGAGCTTTGCCTTCTTTGTTAGGATCAACCAAGTCATACTTATTCATACGCTCTAAACCAGATACCATGTTAGTCATATCTATCTGGTCATTTGGATTCTTTTGATTCCATTCGTTTATTATGTTGATGGCTAGTTGAGTTGGTTTGCTTTCGTTAGCTGAGTCGTCACTCTTCATAGCTTTAAGATCATTTACGGCTTCTGACTGCCATAAAGCTCTTGTGATTCCGTTAAGGAAAGCCTCTGAATCTCTTACACCTTTTGATGTCGGACGCATTTTACCATCGGACTGTCTTGCATTTGCTTGATACAACTTAGAAAATACTTCTTGTATCTCTGCAAACACACCCATATCAGCCGCAGTAAACTGATTACTTAGTCCCTGTATCTTATCTCTGTTTGCTTCGTACTGTCTTATAGCACCTAGATATTTACCAAGAGCCACTCTGCCTTGAATGTAGTTTAAACCTTCACGCTGTGCCCGATACACTTCTCTCATTAGTGCATGGCGTTCATTATTTTCTGGATCCCAGTCTGGTACTAGTGGCCCTGATGGTTGGTTAACACCACCTCGCTCAAACTCAAATCCGTTTCTAATCTGGTCATCTGTCAGCTGAGTTTCTGCTAATGCTTGAGCTAACACTGGTTGATTGAGGATTGGTCTATTAGTCAACGGGTCTTGTACAACTATATCACCATATTCTTTTAGCTTTGATTCTGTTGCTATGGTTTTAAAATATTCATGACCAAAGGCAAGTATCTTACCTACTGCTACTTCTTCATCTGAGGTTAAGGCTTTACTGTTTAGTCCAAGCCATCTAGCTCTCGTTGCTGACCTAGTCATATGATCTACTTCAGACAGGATTGACTTAGCTGTCTGTGCTTGTCGTCTAAAGATGTCAAACATCAAACTTAGACCTAGGCTTTTGTTTGCCATGTTGTCTAATGTTTGTACTTGTTCTGCAGCCCTACCTAAATTCTCAGTCAGCTTACGACTGCCTATTGTTTTTACTATGCTGTTCATGTTGGACTCGCCAACAGACGTATACATTTGGCTGAAACTGTCAGAACCTAAGTTAAGAGTTGTTGCAGAGAACATACCAACATTAGAAGTAGCAAGAGCTTCTATGTTTAGTGCTACTTGTTTTGGACTTACACCACCTGGGATCTCTCCATCACGTACATAACGTCTCAACTGGTTGACCCAATATGGAGCGCTATCCATCCAATTCTTAACGCCTAACTTGTTTAGTATCTTTTGTATGAAGTTAGCTATCTTTGCTACAGTGCTAGTTTCTAAAGCACCAACGTAGTTAGCCATAGCTTCTTCAATAGCTACATACTTATCGACTTTATGGTTCTGCATATATAAGTCAGCAGAGTCTTTTAGGAATGGACTAGTGTTATAAATGTTATCTAAGAATGTTTTGAGCTGGCTCTCTTTTACCAACGAACGTAGCCCAAAGTGACCCATAGATTCGTGAACTAAAGTAAATTTTAGATGCTGCTCACCATGAATGTAATCACTGAAGATAGCTATTTCTTTACCAATAGACATACCTGAAATCATTTTATTTTCTACATCAGGTCGTGCAGCTATAATACGATTATACAACTCTGGATTTACTTGTTGTAGATCTGCTAAGTCTTTAGCCACTGTGAGGTTGGGCTTGTTAGTAAACTTGCTAAGCATATTCCTAGCTAGAAGTTTAGCCTTGCCAACTGTCATAACTTTTACTGGCTTGTCGTCATCAAATAAAAGTGTGTTACCTTTTTCAGTTAGACCCATGTCAGCAAAAATATCATCAAGATCAGTATCTTGAACTAGATCAGTATCAAGCGTGGATACCTCACCTCTCTTTAGTTTAGTACCTTTAGATCTAGGATTAAAAAGTTTTACCTGTCCTGTGTTTACCATGTCTCGTGCTAGGGCTTGGTTTTTTTCTCCCATATAACCACTAAGCATAGACTCAAAGGTCTCTCTTTCTTCAGCTGATAATTGTTTAGCTTCCATTTCTTTACGGGCTTTGACTTTATCTTCTTGCGTAATATTTGACGCCATCAGATTTAAAACCCTGTTTTCTTCCATAGTAACAGGAGACAACTTGAATCCATTTATAGGATATTCTTTACCAAGTCTGTTGATACCGTATGTATTGTGTGGTCTCAGCTTTAGCTTACCACTAGCATCAAAGTACATACTCAACGGCTTACCATCTAGTTCATAAGTTAGATCTGGTTTTACCTTTGATGTACCTTGGTACAACCTGTTTAGTTGTTGCACTGCTGGAGAGTTTTCACTCTTGATTATATCAGTCTTAATAGTACCAATAAGCACAGCCATCTTTCGTGCTAATGCAACTGGCCCTTTTGTTTTGTCTGAGTATATGGCAGCAGACATGCCACCAAAGCTAGTAAGTTCTACCTCATTAGTTTCTATATTGTTTTCAATTATCTGTTCTGAACTAAACGTTGCTGATTCTATCTGATTATAAGTAGCATAAGATGCGTCTGTTTTTAGTAGTCGCTTGAGTGATGGTAGTGCACCTACGTTTACAGCAACATCAAACCACAACGTGTTTGTCTCTGCGTTTAGATTACCTTGGGCCAGCGCAAAAGGAACTACCCTAGTTACAGCACTTACAAACTCTGGTCGTCTTAGTTTAAAGTTAGCTAGGTAGTCTCTGCCTTCTTTATTGTTTTCGTTAAACAGAGAAACATCTAACAGATACTGGAACAAAGACTCCATCTGTTGAGTGTCAAATGATTTAACACCTCGGCTTTCTAGCTTCATATTATCTAGAGTATATATAATTATCTTAGTAGCAACTGAGTCAGACAGTAGTTCTAAAGCACCACTTCCATCAGGTTGTTGTCTATTAGTCCATACATCACGAGCTTCCTTTGGAGTCAGTTTGTCTAGCTCACCTCGTAGATTCTTTGGAAAGTCTTCTCTCTTAGGTGCGTCTTCAGCTGGTCTGTTTGCATCCCATTGTTCTTTTACGTTTAGCGTTTCAACAGGCTTACGATTTCTTGGGTCAACTTGTTGTGGTTTCTTTGTCGTTGTCGTTTCACTCTTCGTGACCTCAGAGGCAACCTTTCGTTTGCCACGTTTAAGAGATGCCGCTTTAGTTGGCCCTGCAACATCACTAACAATCCTACCATCTGCTATGAGCTGGGTTCGTGTAACACCATCATCGTCTGTGAAAGTTCTTTCTACTACATCGTCATTAAATAAATCAGATCTCTTGATAGCTTTTATGCGCTTTTCGGTCTTCGGCTTCGTCTCCTCGGCATTGACGGTAGTGTCTCGTTCCGTGTCAGCCTGAACACTCTGCTTTTTGACTTTACCTTTTTTGAGGCTTTCTTTTTTAGTACGTGCCCTGGGGGTTTGTTGTACTTCTTCTCCCACTCTTTCGCCATCTTGGGCTTGTTCTTGTGCATCCACTTGCGTTGCTTCTGGCTCTTGAACGGCATCTGGTTCCTCCTTCTTTATATCCTCCTTTACAGCTACTTGTTCAGCTTTACCCTTTTTCAATGCCTTAACTTTAGGCTTGGCAACAGCAGTACGTTTACCTCTTTTAAGGTTTGCTTTCTTAGCTTGTATAGCTTCTTGGATTATCGGAATAACAGTTGTCTGATTGTTTGCCTCTGCTGCCTCAAGAGCACCCTCAAGATTTTCAAGGGGTACATCTGGGATTCTATCTTCAACAGTTGGCTCAACAGTTGGCTCAACAGTTGGCTCAACAGTTGGCTCAACAGTAGGGTTTACTATAAACTTGTTGACAGCCTCGGTTTGTTTCTTTGTAGCCTTTCTATTGTTAACAGGTTGTGTAACCTCCTCAGCAGTGGGTGTTAAGACAGGTTCGTCCTGAACAAATATATCATTAGGGCGTGGCATTCTAGGTGCATCAAAAGGCAATGGTAACTGCGCCTCTTGAGGAGGAGACTGCGTAACTGTCTCAGGCTCAGCTGGGGTTGGTAGTGGTAAATCTAGCTGAACTGGATCAGGATAACCAAGAGGTAGCTCTTGTTGTATAGGTGTTTGTAAACCTGCAAACCCAGGTTGTTGAGATGGTATTCTATTTTGTAACTGCTCTGGGTCAAACATATCAAACTGTGCTTGCTCAGGGCTAATCAGATTACCTTGTTCTTCAATCGGACGATCTAACTGTACGCCCACTCCAAGGTTTGTTTCTGGAGGAAATAGTTCGCCTTGAAGTGGGCCTTCAGGTACAGGAGCCGTACCTAAATCGGCATCAGGAAACAACTCACCTTGTGGAGATTCTTCTTGTACAGTACCTCCACCTTCATCAGTTACCCCCCTACTATCTAGTAAGTTAACTTCGTTTGTATCACCTCTGCGTAGTCCACTAAGTCCTGTAATTGGGCCACCAACAGCTGCACCTGCAGCTATAGCGTTGATAAGTTGTATACCATTTTGTTCTGTAAATAATTCTTTTTCATTTAGTAATGCATCTGTACCCATAACAGTAGACTCTTGTACGCCTTCTGCTATACCTTCTGCTGCAGAACCAGCTCCAAATCCACCTATGACACGTCTGAATGTACTACTAGCCTTAGCAGGATTTAGAAACTTACTTACGACAAATGCTTCTGATAATGTCTCGGCTAGAGCGTACGGTACACCTGCGCCTAATGCAGCAAGACGTTGGCCTGCTCCTGGGTCTTTCATCTCTGCAGACTCAAGAAGTTGTAGATATGTGTCACTGACACCCGTTCTGTAGTTATTACCTATAGATGCAGCTATACCAGATATACCTTTTATTAATGCATAGTCTCCTTGATCTAATCTTTCTCCACGCCTCTTCTTGGCTACAATATCCATCATACGTTTTCTGAACTGCCCTTTACCAAGAGCTGTACCAACGCCTGTTAATACACCAGTTATAGGATTACCTGTTGCAACTGTAGCTGTACCTGCACCAACTAAAAACGCACCCATTGATTCAAGAAGATTTGGCCCTTGTTGTGCTAGGTTTGCTAAGAACCAATCAATGACTTCGCCTTCTTTTAATACGTCATCTGTAAATGTTCTTTGAAATGGCTCTTTACGTCTTAGATCTTCTGTCTGTTGTTTTATACCTTCACGCCCGTACTCACTTATGGTTTCAGAACCAATAGAATCACCAAGAAAAGCAGCACCTGAGTAGTAAAAGTTTTGTAGGTTATCGAAACCAATACCAAGGTTTTTACCCATCAGACGTAGCTTGCCTGGGTCTCTGATATCTTTTATGTATTGAGCATATAACTCAGGATCTAACCTGTTAAAGCCTTCAGGCAAACCTGTGGGTGTTCTACCTAGATACTCAGGGGTAGCTGATCGGTCTGCTGTTTGGTAATCATCAGCATCAAATGTAAGACCATTTACAAATACTTGATTGGTAAGCTCATTGAACCCGACACTAGGTTCTTGTATGTCAGCAATTCTATTTACTTGACCTGCAGAAGCGATACCTCTAGCAAAACCACTTAGATCTGGTGCTACTAACTGATCAGTTCCCATAGCTCCATAGTTAGAATAGAAGTCAGTAACCCTTGGCACATCAGGATTAGAGTCCATAGAGTTTAGGGTTCTTGATTGGAAAGATTGTAGTCCTGCTTTACCATATGGATTCAAGTCTTCAAGTGCCATGTTACTGAGATCCGCCTAACTGACCAAGTAAGCCAATTTGTTTCAACGCTATTGAATATGGGTCTTGAGCTGTAGATCCTGTACCAAAACTAATTTCAGGTATAACTATAGGAACCCACGTTTCTACGTCTTTTGATTTACCATCTATCTCTTGTGTTACAGTTGTTTTCTGATAGCTTCTCATTGGAATGCCACCTTGAGTAACTGTAATTATACTTCCGTCATCAGCCTGTTCCAATTTAGTTTCTGCGTTCTTCTCTAGAATATTAGCAATAGCTTGTATGCTAATCTTGTTTGCTTCTTCTAGCATCTTAAGTTTAGATGCAACTCTTGCTTTAGCATTTGCAGCTTCTGTTGCTTCTATTGTGCTTCTAAATTTAGAATCAACTACAGTACGATATACTCTAGTAACATTTTCGTCAGTAAGACCTGACAAACTTTTATCTATAATAGTGCCATCAGGCTTTATAAAATCAAACTTACCATCAGACCTAGCTTGAATTAAAGCAGTGCCCCCTGTAAATGCATCTAGCACAGCGTTTAACCTACTCGGATTTCTTGTATTTTTAAACTGTTGCAGTGCATCCATAGCTTGCATTACGTACAATGCAGAATCAAGAACCATTAAATCAGCTATGCCCTTAGCATACTCTGGTCTGTTTATACCAGTGAGTCCTGCTCTTCGCATATTTTCAATACGCCCAGCTATTAAGTTTCTGTTCTCCAAAGCTTTACTAAACTCAAAACCAAATCTATTTGGATTCTCAGATAGCTTAGTAACTATCTCGACAGTTTTCTTAGGGTTATCAATTATTTTTTCTGATGTGCTTTTTGTATCAATACCAACAGCGTCAGTAACATTTGTTTTTGACTGATCAACTGTTGCTGTTCTATCAGTGTTGTCTACGGGTGTTTGAGATGGAACACCACCAGTATTAGCAGTAGTTGTCTGGCTAGGCATCCCAACTGTATTACCTTGAGTTGTAGTGCTTGCTCCTGATGGTGTTGAGCCAACGGTGGGAACATTAGCTGTTACTGTTTGCCCACCAGATACAGGATAAAAATAATTACCTACTTGCCCTAGGTAACCTTGCAAACTTACAAATGCTCTGTTGTATGTGTTTACTGAATTATAGTCGTGGTTTTTAGCAAACTTCTTTACATCTCGTAGAGAGTTAATACCTATGAATTTACTATAACCATCGTTATATGCAGCCCCTTGAAACTTAGGGTCTACACCTTTGTACTTAATCAGTTTAAAATATAGCAATGAAGCTGTAATCTGATCTCTATTATCAGACAACCCAGAAAAATTCTTTGGTAAACCAGCAGCAATATTTTTTAGCTTTGCCCACTCTCCTGGATCTGCACCCGCTGGCATCTTACCAGCATAAAATTGTTTTACATCTGTAAATGCAGGAGCTTCTATCTGTAAAGCACCTTTAGCTTTACGACCTGTAAACGGTATATTACCAAAGTTAGATTCTATAGCTAGCAATGCGAGAGCTTCACCCTCAGGTATGCCAATCAACCTAGCTTGCTCGACAGTTAACTGTGATTGTAGACTTCTAAATTTGTCGTTTTTTACAGATGCGACTGCGCTATCTATAAATTTGTTTTGGGTAGGTGCTTGAGGTGTAGGTACATTTGTATCCACATCCCCTACGTTTATCTCTGTATTTACAATTCCTTGAGCACGACCTTTGGTAAATGCATCTGTTAAAGGAAAGTTAGGACGCCCGTATCTATCTACAATCTGAAGACTGCTACCATCGCCTGTAATATCTTTGATATCATACTCGACACCATTATGTACTAGTACCTGTCCATTACCTTTAGGTACTACTTTCCAAGGCATACCTTGTACATGCAATGCTTCTTTTTCTTCAGCTTGTGCATCAGTCTTTTGTGTAGTGCCTTCTGGAAACAAACCTGAAAGATCAGGTTGCTCATACTCAGGAAAAGTAATTTGACCTGGAAAAGGAGTTTCGTTTGTTAGAGCATCTGGAATTTCTGTTGCAGTTTTAGGCGTGGTTACTACACCACCTGGAAACTCTTCGTTAGCATCAACACCACCTGCCCCTTCTTGTTCACGGACAACTTCTGCAGGTATATTTCGGAGACCAGTATTTATCTGCCCTGCTAACTCTTCTGTGTTAAACTGAGCAGGAGGTCTATTCATCTCCATCTTACGGAAATTTTCTTCCCGTGTTAGCCGTTGATTTTCTAGGCCAGCTCTCCTGCGCCTCATATAATCTTCAGCACCTTGAGTAAAACCGCTTTGGGCGTTAGCGTCTACAGGTACTGTTGATCGTAAGAAATCTAGTAAAGCCATGTGTACACCTATGAGATACTGCTTGGAACTAGCTTAAATGATTGATAATCATCATTACCATCGCCACCATCAACTAGTAGTGGGCCAAACATCTGATTTATACCTTTTTGAGCATCTGATTTTTTCTTTGCTAGGTTAGCATATGTTTGTTCTAGCCCTGTTAAAGCTGCACTATAGTTACCGCCACCACTTGGGAATGTGCTAGCTGCTTTATTATAGTAATCGCCTTGTTGTTTTAGTCCTGTAATCATACCCCTATCATAAGCAGTAGCACCTTGCGAACCTATACCAAGGTCAAAACGTCTTGCTTCTGCAGCTCTTAGTCCAGCTCTGTTAGGGTTGATTTTACGTAGTGCTTCTCGTTTAGCTTGTGACAACCTGTTCAGTGTTCTACCATATGTTTGTCTAGCATACTGCTGAACATCAAAGTTTTCAGCTTTATCAAGAAACGCCTGTGCTTGCTTCATGGCAAAATTATAAGCTTTCTCATCTTTTGCTTTTAGCTCTTCTAACTGTTGCTTTTGCAAGTTTATTAGTTCTTGTTCTTCATCGGACAACTCTGGCTTCAGCAATGTAGCGCCAAGCACGTTAATACCAGCTTGAATAGAAAGATCAGCTAACGCTCTAGGATCAGTAAATCTACCTGTCATTATGTTTTTAAAGTCAGCAAACCTGTCACCTGTTAGCTTAACATCATATACACTTCCACCAGCATTAGCTGCTGTATTACCTGCTGCACTACCAGTATTTAAGCCAGCACTTGCATCTGCGTTCATTGCACTTAGGTTTGTTGAACCTGAACCTACGCCTGCATTTTGAGCGTTGATTGCAGCTCCTGGATCAAGACTAGATTGAGCTACATCAATGCTTGATGCATCAGCACCCATACCACCTGGGCCAACCACTGATTGATTATTTAGTGTAGTAGTAGATGTAGAAGCACCGTCAGCAAATGTAGGCGTTGTATCTATGTTAGTCATGCCTGCATCAGCAGTTACTATATTTTCCATATTTGTAAGATTCTGAGCATCTACTGCTGCATTGTAAGCGTCTGGTCTAAATTCAGTACCAGAGAACGGTTGATAGGTCTGACCTGTTGCAGCATTTGTTCCTGGATTAAAGTAACCTGCAGCACCACCTGATAAAGCACCAAGGAGTGCACCTCTAGTTGCACCTTGTCCAGTAATCTGTCCAGCTACTGCTCCTAGTCCTGCACCTACCAAACCTGAAGCCATGACTGACCCAATAGCTCCAGATAGACCAATAGCTCCTGCAATCGTAGGTGCTGCAAAAGGTATAGCAACTGCAGCTGCGACGGCTACAATCTTTTTAAACCCTCCGCCACCGTGTTCGGTGTATGGTTCTAAATTTATCGGGGTCAGCCCCGTATTCGTTACATAATCAATCTGTTTCATCTGGAGCCTCCGTTAAATCTAATCTCATTTGAGTGTATACTGGTTTAAACCCTAATCGTTTTATGACACGTTCCATAGCTGGATTACCAACTAAACCTTCTATAGCTCTAACGCCATTCATATAAGCCCAACCTAAAAGTTTTTCCCAGTATTTATCTGATAAAGACTTTAAATCAGAGCCACCTATAGCTAACAAATTGAGAGCAGGTAGATTAGGATATATACGTGGTTCAAACACCAAAACTAGTTTTATTGCTGGTTCTGGCCCTACATCTGATTTAACCACTATAATATAATTTTGTGCAGCCAATCCTCGTTCATATATATGACGGGTCTCTATTTCGCCATGTGTTGTTTCATCAAGACACTTCTTAATATAAGGTTCTGCATATGCCCAATACTTATCGAAATGCTCCTTAGTACTAAGAAGCAAAGGCTCGAATGAGTTTGCTGGAAACTCTACTACGTTAGCTGACTTTTGAACCATTGTTTCCCTGTACTAGTTTGTCAAAAAATTCTGTGCCTTTTCTTGCCACAACTTCTTTAGGTATCACGTACTCACCTTCATGGGCCATAATAGGAATACCCCCACCTGGGTTAGGGCTTTCTTCTGGTAACGCCCCACCACTTCTCATACTAGGCATACCTTGTTGCATAGGTTGTCCCATCCCTGGAACTTCCATACCTAATGCAAGTTTACACGCAAGTATAATTATAAACGCAAGTCCTTCATCATACTCCATAGGCAGATCATCTTGTTCTGCCAAACCATTGTTAAGAGCAAACTCACGTAGCTGTGGATAAAGACTAGGGTCTTGTACAGCAGACTGTGCTAACTGTAGCCCCATGTTTACCTGATCTGCTTGAAGCTCACCAGTTTGAATAGCATTCTGTAACTCAGCAGCTAGACGTTGGATGGCTTGTGGATTGTTCTGGACAGTACGTGCCATCTCTCCATCCATTTGCTCAGGACTTAAAGGTGCTCTATTCATAGGCTGCGGCATACCTTGTTGTACTGGCATACCTCCAGGGCCAACCATGCCACCTTCTTCAAAAGCGTAAGGCTGAAAACGATAATCTAAAGCTGGAACATTTTTATTAGCAGTGCCTGTACCTGTAGGAATAGGTCTATTAACAGCTGCCATGTTAATCATAGGCAGGTTACCACCTTTAATAAGAGTTTGTAACGCTGGTGGTACATCAAGAGAAGGGCCAAGATTTGGCGCTTGTGCACCTAAAGGTCTGCCTTGTCCAGCTGGAGCTGCAATTCTAGCAGTAGCTGCTGTAGTACCCGTTGGTGCTTGCAAACTAGCAGGAGCTGCTGTCAGTGTACCCCCACGACCTTGATTAACTTTAGTACCTCCAGGAGTTGTACTCTGTGTATTAAAGCTACTAGGCGATAGTCCTGATTGGCGCTGAGCTCTTTGCTGTCTTCGCCTGCGACTAAGCCGTTTTCTTAGACCTACCATATTTACCTCCTAAGCCTTTCCTTTTAATTGTGCTAGTAATGTATCTATTGCCTCTCTAGTTGCAAACAAATCATTCATCAATGTTTGCACATCGTTAACTAACTTTACATAATCATCATAATTTGGGACGTTTGTACCAGATATGGTAACACCTAACCCTTTTGCATTTACTGCTACAGCATCTTGTCTGCCAAGTGCAGTTTGTTTAATTTGATCTATAGCCACAGCTTTACTAGCTAAATCATCTTCCCCACGAGTACCTGTAAGTAGCTCTACGTTTTCTTTTAGTGCTGTTATCAATACTATAGTAGATGCCCCTGTAAGGTTCCCTTGTGGTATTGCTGGTATTGCTGCGTATCTTGTTGCCATTATGATGCCCTCAATCCGAATGGCGTCTCACCTAAGTGTATACTTCGTATCCTAGCAGAGCCAGCCACTCCCACTTCAAATGTATCACTTCTGTAACCTGTAGGCAATCTAAATATGTTGTCAGATGATATTGTGTTCTCATAAACTAACACTTTGTTAACCCAGAATCTAAATGTAACAGGCAATGCACCTGGGACATCTTGTAAATATGATGTCAAGTTATCTTCATGTATAGGGGCTGAGTTTAATGTACCAAGCTCTGTTACGGTGCTATTGTTAGCATTTGCAGTAGGCCCATTAACAGTTCCTATCTCTGCATTGTTTGCCCACACAGTAGTGTTAGTTGTAGGAACTAATGCGTTTGCAGCAACTAAAGCATTAGTCTGAGAGTCTGGTGTTGCGTAATCAGCAATAACTCTAGCAGCCCCAAGATTAAGATAATCTTTTGTTGTAATTGTTTTTGACTTCCACTCTAGTGGAGCAAGTGGTTCCGTGCCTTTATCCCACTCAAACAAATCACCCTGCTGTCCAGATACAAAATAAAAATTGTTAGTATCAGGATCTGCGTAAGCTGCAGTAAACGTGTAATCTACAGATACAAAGTATCCTCCAATCCGTTGATCTTGTTCAAATATAAACGAACCAGATGAATGAGATCCGAAATATTTACCATTGTAGTAAGCTCCTACAACAGTTCTAGGATCAACCGTAGCATTCCACGTATCCCAGTCATGAACAAATTTAGTAATAAGATCTACACCTGTAGCTGGAGTGTACACAGCCATGCCACCATATGTGGCAAACATTATACCAAATCCCATGTTTACTACTGAATCTTTAGATAAGCATGGATAGGGTACATCTATCTTAGCAATGTCCATGTTTTGTGGTGTACTACCTGTGACTTGGTACGCATTTTCTTCTGTCAAAGCTACAATAAAACCAGACGACACACCTAAGGCAACAATGTTATATTCAGTAGTTAGCCTAAATTTAATAGGCCATGCATAAGGCTGATAAGGTAGAGAAAAACATATCTGGTTTCCAAAGAAACCTACAAATATACCGTTGGCAGCAAGAGCTAAACCTTGTAAGTTTTCAGGTGGTGCATCGTTATCAGCACTACCTAGTATTGTAGTAAGGTTACTAAATAGAAAGTCATCTACAAAATGAAATGGGTTAGCCAGAGCTGGATCACCAAAATATCTAGATGAATCATCAGGAGTCTCAGCTACGTCATGGTATTTTTTACCAGTAGTATCTGCTGTAGTGTTTTTGTCTGCTCCAGAGCTTGCATAAGTAATAGTTTTGTTACCAGTAACAGAAACAACTATGCCGTCTGTCACATTAAATGATGTGTCTGTACAACCAGAAATTTTAAACCTGTCACCCACAGCTAAGTTATGATAATCAGCAAACTCAACTGTTGCTACGTTAGTTGCTCTAGCTACTGTAGCTACTGCCACAGGATACCAAGCGTCAGTAAGTTTATAGTAAGCTGTTCCTGATGCTGTAGGTATTGTACGATACAATCTAATCCCACGTATAAAATTATATGTAGGTTCAGTAGGTGGAGCTGTAGGTAAATTATTAAGAGTTACAACTTGACCTTCTTTTAAAAAATCTGTCTCTGAAGGTGCTGAAGGGATTGATTCTTCCTGCCAAGGTGTAATCCAGCTGTATATGTAGTTACGAGCTTGTGTAGTACCAGCAAGATCAACTTTACCATTTGTGTCAGCTGTCGTTGCGGTATTATCACCTGTATTAAAATACTGAATACTAGTGTCACTAAGCACTGTAGCAGTAACGTTTGTAGCATTAAATGTCTCTGGAGTAGTACCTGTAAAATCACGAACGGTTATGATATTACCCGTTTTAATATTATGGTTACCATTTGTTATAATCGTTGCCTGATTAGCTGAGTCTCTAGCAAACGATACTGAGTCCAAAGCAGTAAAGGCTGTCACTGACGTAGTAGGTTTAACGTCTGGTAAAGGAAGCCCAAGCTGATAAAAACCTCCTGCAGCAGGATATGGGCCTGCTCCAGAAGTAGCTAAGTCGTAAGTCGATACTTTAGGTGGGCCATCTCCTGAATAATAAAATCTTTGTTCGTCTTCTTCAAATGCATCGCCCTGTGATGCCTTAACAATATCAACACTAGTATTCCATGCTAGCCAGTTAACTGTGCCTGTTGGGCTAGTAAGTGGATATATTGTTTTTACAGTGCCTGTACGTCCTATATTACTGTCAAACACAGGCTTTCGATAAGGTATTAAATCTCCTGAATACAGCTTAGCATTATACGCTATTTGTGCTGCACCATCGGGCAACAACTCTGTAGTAATACGTGGTGCTTCACCTAGGAATTTTAATAGCTTAACTGACGCCATTATGTCACCTCAAAATGTGGGGCATCTATAAATGGACGTTTGCCTTGCCGCCTACGCAAATCAATATACGCAAGCATAAGCTCCTCCATAGTTCCATGCCATTCTCTTATATCTTCAACATGCCATGCTGCACCCCAACGTATTGACAGATCATGTTCCATAGCTGCTGTTTTGATAGCTTCGGCAACGTCATCATAGACATTCAACTCCCAACTTATTTTGGGGCCTATGTACGCAACAAGATCTACAGCATTACCATCAAGATGCTTGCTGTTCATTGTTTGTGATGCACCTGATTCTACTAACTCTTTCTGTTCTTCTACAGTTCTAAGCCCACAGGTAACACCAAAGTCAACCTTTGTGTAATCAATAGCCGACTGAACAACTTTACTTAGCTTATTGTTTACACCTTCTAGCCTACTAAGGCTTCGTTCTGATAATACAAAACTCATTTTTTACTATCCGTTTTTTTCATCTTGTCGTATGATCTCATCCCTCCGATTCCTAGCATGCCAAACATTAGAGGCATCATCACAGACATATCTGCTTGTGGTATTGTTATTCCAAACCCTGCACATATTGGGGCGACCATATAATTTATGCCCAACGATAGCCCTGAGATCCAACCGATAAGGGGTCTCCA